GCTGTATTTGCGATAACACATCACCTTGTAGTACAATATTCTGCTAAAAGTGTAAATGAGAATTTACCTTTCAGAGATTATATGCTATTAGGGGATGATATTGTTATTGCAAATAAAGCCGTTGCCGACAAATACATTGAAACATTAGACATATTGGGAGTAGGAATAAGCCTTTACAAAACTCATGTATCAGATGATACTTATGAGTTTGCGAAGAGATGGATACGAAGAGGGGTTGAAATAAGTGGTATTCCTTTAAGAGGATTTGCATCTTCTTGGAGAAAATATCATTTATTGATACCAATCTTATATTCACTAACGCGGCATATGCCTGCACGTAAACCTGCTAATATTCCGGATTTACTATATAGCTTCAACTTACATGTTGGACTTAATATTAAACATTCTAAATCTATAAATAACCGAGCACTAGAATTTCTAGCTGTTTGGAAATATATAAAAGAAGAATCTTCTGATGATCTCTTAAACTTAATAAGAATGAGAGACACTAGTTGGTTCCCTTTTCCAGTTAATGGTTCTAAATCATCAACTGAATATTTAGAGTGGTTAATACAAAGAACACTTGTGAGAGATGCTTTCAATAAGAATGAAGAAGTTAAAGGATTCTTAAAACAAATCCATAACCGATTCAATAAACTTATTGAGTGTGACCTGGTAAATCAACAGCCTAACATGAAAGATGATCTATATGCGGCAATGCCGTATCATCCTTCTTGGCAATCAGTTCAAGCAGAGCTTGGACGGGTTTCCGAGAAAGTTTCCGAGTTAGTTAAAGAAAGAAAATGGTTTGATTTACTAAAAATAGTAACTCTTCCAGATCCTTCTAAAATTATCGAGGATAGATCAAATGTCAAGTTAGCCCAAGGGGTAGCAAAATTTGCCAAAGATGTCTTTTCTACAGCTGATAATCAGCGTAAGAAAGATGTCTGGTTTACTGAACAATTTGATTAGGCGTGTATATGCATTAATGCAATTATACCCGTGTGACCGAATATTCAATGAACAATTAGTAAATTTTGATCTATGGGGTTAAAGTCACTTGTAATTTGGTACTTAATACGGATTTCCGCTAAGTCACTATAGTGAGTTTACTCATGAGTAGTGGCTCCATCCTTGTAAAGGGACGGAGGATACGGCTCGGTCGTAAAACCAGTTATTGGACCTTATCGGTTGTCTCGAATTATGTAGTCATTACATGGATCTATAATGCGGAGC